AAATAGCTATTCAAAAAGCTTTGAAAATTTTTATCAATCATACCCCAAACACACCACCAAGGCTGAAAGTTTTAAAAAGTGGAAGCAACTATCCAAGGCTGATCAAGATTGGACCACAGCATCAATCCCTGCATACAAAAAACTTTTGGCTGGAGAAGGAGGCTGGAGACAACCACTTGACCCCGTCCGGTATATCGCTCGGCGCATGTTCGCAGACTTTGCACGTGACGGAAGCACCCAGGCAGAAAAACCTTGGGGCTGGTGGCGTAATTTCCCAGGCTGGGATTTGCTCACTCTCGACGACTGGCGGGGCATGATTGAAAAAAACAAACCAATTGATGTTTGGCCTTGGTGGTCCCTAGGGCCTCCGCCTGGCCATCCAGAATGCCTTATGCCAACTGAGGCTCAGGACAAATTTGGGGGACGCTACGCTGAGCAAAGTAATCAATTGATATCAAAATATGGAGAAATTTGATGGTTAAGGACCAGTTCGACAAAGAAGCACTTTGGCACAATAACCAATGGATGATTCTTGATAATGCAATTGAAGAGGTGAGATCCGATTGGCAAGCAATGGCGTATTATTATTACAGGGGACAGATTGAGAATGCCCCTGAAGAATCTTTCAGACATATAGCTGAGAAATCATGGGTTGATCCAGACCAACTATACGATTGCTTTCAGAGATTGGAGGGATTGTGGGGACTTAATGCGGATTTTAACAAGCTTAGGTATTTAGCTGACTTTCAAAAAGAGGTTAATGGCATACATGCGGCCACAACAAATGCCTACAAAAATGATCACCCTGAATATGATGGAAGTTGCGGGCTATTTGCCATGGAGCAACACAGAAGTCATGTGCTTAAGAGCAATCCAACATTATACCCCTTGCACACCAACGGTATCGCTGATGAAGGAGACCAATCATGACAACCATTTTACTGATAACAGCAATTGGAGTTTTCGCAGCGGCGTTGTTAGCCAGCCTGTTGGTCAACAGGGCGCAGGCGGGCACCATCGAGCGGATTAAAATCAGCATTAAAAATCTTGAGGCCCAGGACCAATCTTCAGAGATTCAAAAACTAACCGCTGAAAACTCCTTGGCGCTTGGTGAGCTGCAAAAAATGACGGCTTGCTACAAACAGCTTTTGTCAAAACATATGGCTGAACCGATAAATTTAAAAACAACGCAAAAAACACAACGCTTAACTTTTGGCGCCGATTTTTCAGAAGAAGACCTCCCTAGTCGACTGCAACAGAAAATTAAGGGATAGTAATCATGACCTATATCTATCTAATCGGATTTCTCAGCATAATCGTTATGACCTGGTGGTTTTTGGTAGACCCCCTTATTGATTTGTTTAGCCGGCTGGCTAACCTTGAGGATGAACTTAGAAACCTCAGGCTCATTAGTCATAAGCGTGATGAGGCAATTAAGGATCACGAAGACAGTATTGTGGCCATGCAAGATAGGTTTGGTAACGCGCTTAATCATCTTTTGCCCCGAACAGACAGGCTAGAAGAGCGCGTATTAGGTCAGAGCTTCACACAGGAAGCTGAAGCGGAGAATACCGAACAAGATAACCTGATTTCAATAAACGCGCGCCAGCGATCAAATATGGGGCAGTGAGGAATGAAGAAGAGAGCGGCATTTGGATTTTTAAGAGGGGTTGAAAATTAAATGAATAAAATAGATGCAGAAGATCTTGAAGCAATTAAAAAGTTAAGTGTCGCGGTAAAGCACACCACACATTTATTGGCCTCTCATGCCCCTGCACAAGAAACAGCAAGCGCTTACGATGAGATTAGATTACTAGCGTCTCCTAAATTTTTTGAACGGCTCATGAAGGCCAGATTAAAGGAAATTAATGATGCAGCAAAACGAGATAAGCAAGTCATTCACAACAACGCTACAGGCTAGCATTATTGCGGTACAGGCTGCCAAGAATAGATCTAAAACAGTGAATGAGGTCACGAATGACGTTTATCGTGAACGCTGTTGGCACGGTGTGATTACAAAGCAAAGAGCACAAAAGGCAAGCAACATTGCCCCGCCTGAAAATAAAAGCAAAAACACCGTCACTATAGTGCCACCAATAAAGCCTGATGGTTACGCCATTAAAACCAGAAAGCAGGATTTAGAGAAAGCACTAGATGAAGCTGAATACCACGCTCTGGCCACATATGTGTACCGCAAAATCAATGCGATATATGCCCCAAAAACAGACGCAGCCAAGGGAGTGGTTGACAGCCAACCGCAACACAAATTGCCTTACAGTCAAAACCAAGAGGTTTGTATGAGTTGGTGCAGAACGATGGACCAAATGCTAGCTCCGGAGCACAAGCAAGTCTTGACATTGCTCATAAAAGCTTGTGTGGGTGACTGCCAATTTAGTGAAAAAGAGATAGGCAGAAAAATCACAGGATCCAAAGATCAACGGCAACAAATAGGTGGCTATAAGGGCTATTTAAAAGCCATTTCTCAGGCTCTTTTGGAAAATGGCAAAAAGGTCCCTTTGCTTGGCTCAAGAAGCACAATTGAAAATGGTCACGTGAATAATTGATAACCTATTGAAATATATACTATAAAACAAATATTGCGAAAGGTGTTGACATGTCCGTATTTTTAGAATACATAGATATAGTGCGCTATTTCTGCGTCTAGAGTTTATTTTTACCACAGATTTTTAATTTATTTATTAACCCTCGACTCACGAATCACTTATATAAATAAAAACGCCGGCTAACTTGGGGAAGAAGAGCCGACGTCTACACTGTTTATCTAATAATTTTGTTATCGCCTTGGATAAGATCGGAAGTGTGAACACACATTCACAATACTCCAGTTTCTTGTCCGAGTATGGGCTCTGACAAATACTCTATTGGCAAATTCTAAGGATCGATATGACATCGGAATCCTCCTTGTTTTAGCTATTGGGCTAAGCCACCTTGACGTTAGCCTGACGCAAGGTACGTCAGCATCACGGATGCGCCGCTTAAACACGGACCCAAACTAAAATTCACCTAATTAATTTAAATTCACAGTTAGAGTAACCAGATTTTGCCATGCGCAGTCGTGACTTCATCACCCGCGCAAATGTACCCCTGTAAATCTGGTTGCTCTATCCCAATTACACAGGCTCTTTTTGTGTTCACCTCCCTGGCACAAAAACTAAAGCTTGTGTAACCAGTTTAGTCCACAACGAACCCAAGCGAACCTATACAGAAGCAATCGTAAAACATAGCGCTATGGGGTGTTGTGGGCTATAATGCCTTTAAATGATTTGGAACAACTACGTGAGGGCAATAGGTAAATGGCTGACGAAATTGAACCTGAATGTCAAGAGGGTGATATCGCCAAAAGAAAAGAGTCTGAAGACGGAGAAATCGTTATTGTGCCCATATCTTCAAGAGGACACTATCCTGATGAGCCTCATTACTACGAAATAGGGCCTAATGTTTACTTTGATGGTGCTCAGATGAGAGAGCTAGGGCTAGAAGGTTTCAAAAAAATAATTAGATGATAAATCGACGCAAACTCTTACAAGCACTAGGCTGTTCAGGATTGGTGTTAACCTTGCCGATTGGGCAGGAGGCTCAGAAGACGCCAGAGACAGCCTCCCAAGATATTCCAGATTTAATGAGCCCTCGGTTTATTGAGGTGAATGTCATGTACAGGTTTACCCGCAGTGATCAGTGGAGCGCTAAGGAACAGGATGCATTGATGAAACTCCAGCAGCCAGCCGCTCAATACAACCAAATTAAGCCTAAAAACAATAAAGGCAGGCCATCACTATATTTTCAGGCACAAAACCTGTCAAAGACTTAAGACACTTAATCATAAGCTAAGTGCATAGAGGCACAATCTTAACTCACCTAGAGCCAAACTTACACAACAACCCGCTTCACGGCGGGTTTTTTATTGGAAAGATTTCTAAATGACAAAACGCCTTATAAAGCCAGTAAGAAACGGAAGAGATGTTTTATACGGTGTTCATAGCAAGAAAGACGGCCGCTATTATTGGGCCTCTCAGGAAGATGGTGAGGCTGTTAAATACACAATCGACATGAAGCAATGGATGGATGAAGACGAAACCATCACAGATGTAACAGAAGCTGGCAGTGCCCAAACAGAAAAAGAGCTCACTGATACATCTGTCACATACATGATTAAAAAGGCTGGCTGCATTGAATCGTTGATTACAACATCAACAGGCGAAACCAAGGTGGTTAACTTACACATTGTAGAGCCGTGCACATATGTAAGAGATAGCTACCGTAGTGACGGGTACTGGGGTTAAGGGGGTATTATGGGGGTACTGAAAAACACAAAGTGGGAGTTGTTCGCCCAAGAAATATTAAAAGGTGAGACAGCGGACCAAGCTTATGTAAACGCAGGTTATAAAAAGAACCGCAAAAACGCCGCTCGCTTGAAGACAAATGAGGACATCATGGCCAGAATTGATGCCCTAAAGAGGACAGCGGCTATAAAAGCGGTTGTTGATCGGGCTTGGGTACTAGAGCACTTGAAGGAAAATGCTCTTGTTAGTATGGGAAAAATGAGAGTCAAAGATGAGAACGGGATCCTTGCTGAAACCAATCATAATCCATCGGCTGCAAATGCAGCTTTAAAACTTCTGGGCCAAGAACTTGAAGGCATGTTTATTGATGTCAAAAAACAAATTGACGATGACGGCAAGGCTGTTGTCCCAGTGATAAATGTTACCATCGGAACTGAATCTTAATCTTCACCCCAAGCAGGGTGAGGCTTTCTTATCTAAAGCCACTGAGATTTTGTATGGCGGTGCAGCTGGTGGTGGAAAATCTCATTTAATGCGTGTAGCGGCTATTATTTGGGCATCACAAATACCAGGGCTGCAAATTTATTTATTCCGTCGCATTAAAGAGGATTTGGTCAAAAACCACATTGAGGGGCCCAAGGGTCTTAGGACGCTGCTAGCAGGCTGGGAGCGTGAGGGCTTTGTTACCATCGTAGAAGATGAAATAAGGTTCTGGAACGGCTCTAAAATCTATTTATGCCACTGTAAGGATGCGAAGCACCGGTTTAAATATCAAGGTGCTGAAATCCATGTTCTGTTGATTGATGAGCTTACCCATTTTCCTGAAGAAGTTTACCGCTACCTAAGAGGGCGGTGTCGGATAATCGGGCTTAAAGTGCCAAAGCAGTATGTGGGGCAATTCCCTTGCATCATCGCATCGAGCAATCCAGGTGGCACGGGTCATCTTTGGGTTAAGAAAACGTTCATTGATTTCGCTAGGCGTATGGAGATTGTGAGGACTGAGAAAGGTGAGGGAGGGATGCTTCGTCAATATATCCCTGCGAAGGTAGATGACAACCCATCCTTAATGAAAGACGATCCTGAATATATCAGTAAATTACAGGGCCTTGGTAAAGATGAGCTTGTCGCCGCCATGCTTGAGGGAGATTGGAATCAAGTCGAAGGCGCTTTCTTTAACGAGTTTTCACGTGACAAACATGTGATAGAGCCATTTGCCATACCTCAAGAGTGGACCAAATTTAGATCATTTGATTGGGGCAGTGCCAAGCCATTTTCTTGTGGCTGGTGGGCTGTTGTATCAGATAACTATAGAACAAAATGTGGCAAAACAATACCGCGCGGGGCTTTGATTAGATACCGCGAATATTACGGCTGTGTGAAGGGGAAGCCTGACACTGGGCTTAAGATGAAAAGCTTTAAGGTTGCAGAGAAAATCAAAGCGATGGATGACGGCGACAAGATAGCTTACGGAGTTGCTGACCCTGCGATATTTGCAGTGACCGACGGGCCATCAATCGCGGAAAAAATGCGTAAGGCAAAAATATTCTGGCGCAAAGCTGACAATAAGCGGATTAGCAGGAGCGGCGTGCAAGGTGGCTGGGATCAAATTAGGGACCGGCTTGGGGGGGAGGGTGATAACCCAATGATTTATTGGTTTAGCACTTGCTTAGATTCAATCCGGACCATGCCAGCGCTACAGCATGATCCGGTACGACCTGAAGACTTAGACACAAAATCAGAAGATCATATAGCAGATGAGACACGCTATGCCTGCATGAGCAGGCCTTACATTGCATCAAGATCTAGCGATAAGCCAATACGGGATGATTATTATTCAAATGAGGATCAAGGAAATTCATGGATGACAGCTTAAACGCTCAATCACCCCAAGACGGGGAGGCTAAGCCTAATACATTTCTTGATGGTGAAAAACTAACAAAAATGTTCAAGGCCTATGGGAGCGCAAAAGAAGAGGAGATTAGTCTTGCGCGGCGTTGTTGGGATTTTTACCATGGCTATCAGTGGAGCTCTGAAGAGCAGGAAATTTTAAGAAAGCGCCAGCAACCTGATACGTATTACAACCAAATCAGATTGAAAGTTAACGCTTTTGTTGGGTTGCAAGAAAATATGCGACGTGACCCAAAATGCTACCCGCGCTCTCCTAAGCCGAATAGTGAAAGATTGGCAGAGGGTGCGACGAAGATATTACGGTTTATAACCGACAATAATAATTTCGCAACCATTGAGGCCCGCATAACTCTTAGGGGAATTGTCAGTGGCTATGACGGGATCGAATTTGATGTGGAATCTGATGGTGATCAGAACGAAATAACTGTGTCACCCATCGCCAAGAACACCTTCTTCTATGACCCGCGCTCTGAAGAGCAAGATTTCTCTGATGCTAAATTTATGGGCACGTCTAAGAAGATGGATATTGAAGATGTAAAAGCCCTCTTCCCTGATAAGGCTGGCTTTATTGATCAGATAGCAAGCGCAGCGGAAACTAACGATTATTCTTCTTTTCAAAAGGAGCAGGATAAAAAAGATACATGGGTTGAGTTTAAAAAAAACCGTATGTGGGTTGTCGAGCATTGGTATTTAAACAAAGGCCAATGGCATTGCGCTCATCACTGCGGAAATTATATCATCAATGAGCAAGTAAGCCCCTTCGTTGATGATAAGAAAAAGACAATGCATCGTTACGAGCTTTGGACTCCCTTAATGGATGAGAGCGGTATGCGTTATGGGGCCGTTAAAGATATGATTCCCATTCAAAAGGCCATAAATAAGCGCCACTCTAGCGCCCTCCATAACATGTCTAAAAAGACAATTGTTTATGAAGAAGGGGCAGTAGAAGATATCCATGAGGCCAGGACACAGCTGCATCAAGCTGATGGGGTGATCAAGGTTAATCCAGGTGATGTGCGCTTTGAAATTATGAGTAATGATAGCGAAGCGGCTGGGCAGTTAAGTCTTTTGCAGCACGACCTTGCTCAAATGAATGAGATGGGGCCTAACAACGCTTTAACGGGGCGTGGGACTGAGAAACAGTCAGGCGTCGCCATCCAAGAGCAAAAACACTCAGGCGTTACAGAGCAAAGCCCTCAACTGCAAGAATTGCGCAATTGGAAAATTAGAGGCTACCGCAAAATGTGGAACCTTGCCCGTCAGTTTTGGACAACAGAACGTTATATTCGTGTAGCGGAGGACGGTGGTACAGCGCAGTTCTTAGGATTAAACCAAATCGGGATTGATGAGCAAACAGGAAAGTTTGCGGTACAAAACAAGGTCGAAGACATGGATGTCGAAATCATCTTGGATGAAGGTCCTGATACAGTGACAGTCCAGCAAGAAGATTTCAGAACTTTATTAGAAGTGGCCCCGTTCTTAAAGCAAAATGGGCAGCCATTACCGCCAGAAGTTATTTTTGAGGCAACTCCTTTGAGCTCCAAAGACAAGATCATGCAAAAGCTGCAAGAGAGCGAAGCTAAGACCCAGCAAATGCAGCAGCATCAAATGCAGCAAGAGCAACGCAAGCAATCACTGTTAGAGCAAGAGTTCCAGCTCAAGTTGGCTGAGATCCAAGCAGGCATTCAAGAAACAGTTAGTAAAACAGGATTAAACAATGCCAAGGCACTCAAAGAGGCCCAGGCGGCTGATGTTTTAGATGAACAGGACAGAGTGGACTTGATCCCCCTTGACCCTTACCAGGGCCGCGACCAAGGAATTGTCTACCCTGATCAGATCCCACAGGAATTTGTTCAATAACCAATTTGTAAATGTTGAGTACCAACCGGCTTTTTTAGGCGGGTTTTTTGTTGCCTGCGCGCAGGGCAGAAAACAGCGCGTTTCGTTTGCTCTTAACGACAAAGGGGCACTTCGGCATCGCCAGCCGTAACCAGGCGCTTCGTGACCAGCAACGATAAGCGGAAAAAGGATGAAAGCTTATGACCACCGAAAACGAACCTAACATTGATAGCATTTTTGATGATGAATTTGAGACTGAAGACGCAGGCGTTAATGCAGCGGATGAGGCTCAAGGCGAGACTACTAAAGAGGTGGTGGAGCCACAACCTGAGCCAGAAGGAGACGTCTCTCAAAACGAGACCGAAACGGAAGGTGAGGGGCAACCTGATCAAGATGCCGAAGGTAAAGCTTCGCACATGGTGCCTATAGCAGAAATCCAAAAGACGCGGGAGCAGCGTAACGAGTACAAAGCCCAGGTCGAAACGGCTCAAGCTGAATTAAATAATGTTCAGCAATACACCGCGAAACTTGAGCAAGAGCACCGCAATTTACTTAACTATTTGGAACAGCAGAACAAGCAGACCAATCAGCAACCTGTTGCGCCTGATCCTTTAGAGGACCCTCAAGGTTATGAGAGCCATATATTGGGCCAGGCACAACAGGCTTTAAACCCCATCCAAGAACAAATAGCCGAAATTAAGCTTGGGCAATCGCATTCCAATGCAGTCGCCACTTATGGCAACGACGTTGTGAATGCGGCTGTTCAAGCGGCTGATGCGGCTGGGGTTGGGCAACAGCTCAGGGTTAATTCTCAAAACCCATATGCCGAAGCCGTGGCTTGGTATCAGACCCAACAATTACGACAAGAAGTCGGGAATGATCCAGCCGCTTACAAAGCCCAGGTCATGAAGGAAGCCCGCGAGCAAGCGCTCGAAGAGCTGAAAGCTGAACAGTCTCAAGGAAACGCAAATCCAAAGATTCCGCCCTCTATCCGCAACGTTACGGACGCTGGTAACGGACAGGCTCAAGTCCTGTCGGATGAGGACCATTTTAATAAACTCTTTGATGACTAAGGACAAACACAATGACAATGACAACCACCCCCCCAGAAATGAAAAAACAAGATTGGGAACAATCGTTCCATGAAGAATATATCCGCGAAAGCGGATATAAATCTTTCATGGGTAAATCGCCCATGTCTGTGATCCAGGTGAAGGCAGAAAATAAAATTCCAGGCGAATCTTTAACTCTCTCGTTGTCTTCACGGCTAACAGGTGCTGGTGTGAGCGGCGTAAATAATGATCTGGTTGGTTCTGAGGAACCTTTAGGTCTTTTCACTCACAAAATCCCCGTGCAAGAACGTATTCACGGTGTTCTGCTTTCTAAATCTGAGGCCCGTGCATCAGCTGCGGACCAACGAGCAATTGTAAAGCCATTGCTTAAAGATTGGGAGATTGACCAAACTCGCAACGATATTTCAGATGCTATGTTAATGGCGCAAAGCAACAAGACATTGGTTGCGCCGCTAAACACACTGCATAATGCAGAAGCTTCAGTAGCAGAGAAAAACAGCTGGATTACTGATAATGAAAACCGTGTTTTGTTTGGTGCTTCTAAAAGCAATCTGGTGTCTGGTGACTTCGCAGCTTCATTGGCAACCGTTGACGCGGCCGGTGATAAGTTTACCGGCGCACGTCTCTCTCTGATGAAGCGCATTGCCAAGACAACCTCACCTCACATCCGCCCAATTCGGATACAGGGCAAGGGCCGTGAGTATTTTGTGGCATTCACAGACACGCGCGCTTTCCGTGATTTAAAGGAAGATTTGCGCACTGTGAATTCAGATGCCCGTGAGCGTAATGTCAACTCAAATCCTATTTTCCAAGATGGTGAGTTGATTTATGACGGTGTCATTGTTTGTGAGATTCCTGAATTGCCTGTTTTTGCAGGCGCAGGTGCCTCAGGTATTGACGTGTCTCCAGCGCTTCTTTGTGGTGCTCAAGCCATCGCGATGGGGTGGGGCCAGCGTCCGCAATACAAAAAACGGTTAGAAGATGACTACGGTCGCCGTATTGGTCGTGCGATTGAGGAATATATCGGGATAAACAAGATCCAGCGCTTCAAAGCAGGTGACCCTTTAATTGACCATGGCATGGTCTCAGGCTTCTTTGCCGGTGTAGAAGACGCTTAATTTTTACTTAAAACAGCAAACACAACAACCCAAGGCGATTGATTTTGCCTTGGGTTTATTATTCAAACAAAAGGATTATCACTGTGAAAATTACATATGCGGGAGATGCACAAGAGGTTAAAACTCAAGGCATTACCTTCCCAAAAGACAAGGCTGTCGATGTCGATGATGAGCAGATTATTGCCCGTCTTTCCAACAACAAGTATTTCAAGGTTGAAGAGGCGAAAAAAGCGCCAACCGCCAAAAAAGCCAAAGAGACTAAACAGGTAAAAAATGAAGACTAAAACCAAGCACGATCTCGTGACGCGGGTTTTAAGAATTGTTCTTGGCGTTATCGACTCTTCTGAGGTGCCTGGAGCTGAAGACCAGCGCGATGCTCTAGACCTCTATGGATCCCTTTATGAAGAGCTTGCGCATAAGGGCATCTCCTATTGGGCAGAGGATGAAATTCCAGTCGCCATAATTGATCCTCTAGCAACTATTATCGGTATGCGGCTCGCCCCGTCCTTTGGAAAAGTTAGGGATATTGGGCAGGAAGAATATGCCCTAAAAAAGCTGAGACAGCATACGTCAAAAGCCTATGAAGACAGACCTGTTATTGTGGACTTTATGTAAATGCCACTTGTCCCTATTGCCTTCCCAAAGAAATCAAATCCGGCGAGATACAAAGCACATGGTGCAGCCAGGCTATTAAATGCTTATGTTGAGGAAGTTGGAGAGGAAGGTAAAAAGCCGCTTAGCCTCTATTCCTCAGATGGTTTGAAAGTATTTGCTGATACGGGGTCTAAGCTGCCGTGTCGTGGGGCTATAGCTTTTGATCATGAAGCTTTTATCGTTGTTGGTTATCACCTTTATCGTTTAACGCCATCTGGTAAGACTTTTAAAATTGGTACGATTGCAGGCAAAGGTCCTATCTCCATAGACCACAACCAGCATAGGCCTACCCAAATAGCCATCGTTAGTGAAGACGGTGGTAATTATGTGCTGGAAGGTGGAAAGCTTACAAGTAATCCTGACAAGGATCTAATTAAACCTAATTCTGTGGCGTTTCTGAACCAGTATCTGGTCTATTTCCATAGAGACGGTCGCATTACATCGACTGCAATAAGTGACGCAACAGATATCAACGCTTTAGATTATGACAGCGCTGAGTACAGTTCAGACCGTACCTTAAAAGGCGTTGCGAAGGGATCTGAGTTATGGGTCTTTGGTGAAAAAACCATTGAAATTTGGCAGCCGGCTGGTGGAGAGGGGCTTCCATTCTTACGCCAGGACGCAATTGAAATTGGCACACTCTCAGGTGCTTCAGTTCAGACATATGATGGCATTGCGTTTTGGGTTGCAGATGATCGCACAGTCAGGGCGGCAAAGGGCTATGATGCCCAAAAAATATCAACTCATGCCGTAGATCGAGATTTAGCCAAAGTTAAAGATCCAGAGACGATCACCTCCATGGTGTGGAATTCCGTTGGTCATACATTCTATTCTATCACCAGTGATGAATTTACCTGGGTGTATGATTTAACAACAGGTCTTTGGCATGAGCGTCAATCTCATGAACGTAAGAATTGGCGCTGCGGGGTAGCCTTCGAGTTTCGTGGCAAGAAGCTTTTTGGTGATAACAAAACAGGGATTATTTACGAACAAGACGCTGAAGTTTTCACAGAAGGCGAAGCCCCTTTGCCATGGAAAGCGTTGCTTTCCATTACTCACGCAACGCCAAATAGATTGATCATGAATGAACTGCTCATTGATGCTGTCACAGGGATGACCGAAAGCAATCAAGAAGCTTTCATTAATGTCCGTGTTTCAAGAGATAACGCCCATACCTGGTTTGCAAATAGACAGCTGAGCTTGGGCGCAGTGGGCGAGTACTCAAAACGTCTAAAGGCCAACAGATTTGGGGCTTCAAAAAAAGATGGGTTCGTTATTGAGCTTTCATCTTCAGACGAAACGGTTCGAGCTATATCCGGAATATATGCTGATATTGAAAAGATAGGAATTTAATTATGGCATTTTTTGACGCGGCCCTTGGCCTTGGGGGAGCTGCCCTTGGTGGGTATTTTGCCTCTAGAGAAAACAGAAAAGCACGCAAAGGCCTTGCAAGAGCAGGGCGAGCCGCTGAAGGAGATTTGCGTGCAGGTTATGATGATGCCCTTGGATTCTTAGATCAAGGACACGGGGATGCATCTAAGTACCTCACGCCTTACGTCGATTCTGGTCAAGCTGGGCAGAAACTTTATCACGATGCTTTAGGGATAAATGGCGGCGAAGCCCAAAAATCCTATCACGATGACTTCCAAGATGATCCAGGGTTTCAAGATGGGGTAGATTATTCTCTAAACCAGGTTGAGCGTTCGTTCGCAAACAGAGGCGGCGTGAACTCAGGGCGAGCCATGATTGCCTTAGCCGATAATGCTAGAAAAGCAAAATATGGGGCTTATCAAGATCGTTTATCTCATTTGCGCGGGGTAGGCGAGCTGGGGTTTAACGCCTCACGCGGCCTTGCTGATTTGGCATATAATACAGGAACCAACAAGGCTTCATATCGCACAAATTTGGCCAGTGCACTGGCCAGTAATGCAATATCGGGGGCGGGTGGGCAAGCCCAAGCCCATTCTAATAATGCGAATATTATTGGAAACACGTTATCTGGTCTTGGTTATCAGTTCGGAAGATTTAACGGGGAAACTAGTGGGCAGCAAGAGGCACAGTATAACCCGATTAATGAGTTGAGGGATGTTGGTAGTTACCTTCCTTCGTTTGGGCAGGAGCTTCAGGGGAGGCAAAGTCAGCAACGCGGCTTAAAGCGCCAGCCAAGCGCAAACGATCTCACATATTACCTGCAAGGATAAGCCATGTATAGAATGCCACGTATAACAAACAGCTTTGACCCAACAGCTTATGATAAGGGTTTTGGTGTTGGGCGCAAGCGCCGGCTTGATCAACAAGCTGAGATTAACAATGCAGGTCTTGGTCGTCATTTAGCCAGTGGGCAGTTTGACAAAGCTCAAAAGTTTGCATTTGATAACGGCATGGTAGAGCAAGGATTGGGCTTGCGCCGTATGCAGCGCAATGAGCAAAATGATATTTATAATAGAGGCCGGCAGGAAAAAGCAGACGGGCGGAGTGACCAGCTTCATAATTTGAGGTTGGGGGAGCATGCGTATAAAAAACAACAACGCGAAGCCGGTGCCGACCAACAGGCCAAACTAGCACAAGCTGATAAAGTGGCAGCAATTGTTTATACGTCAAAAACGCCTGAGCTATGGGCGCAGAACATCAATCGATTGCGTCAAAGCGGTGTTGATATTGGACCTGAATATGATGATTTTGGGCAAAGAGAATCCGTGTTGGCAGAGTATGCGGGGTTGGATCATGTGATGGCGTTTAATAAAACGCAGCAGGGTGGTGGTCTTGACGATCAGCTAAAAAAGCTGAAGATCATTAAGATGCAGAGGGAAGCGCGGGGCGTAACAGGAAAATCTCTTGCGGAGGACCAGAGTAGAGCAAGTAAGACAAGAAACATCCACCAAGGTATAGAGAACCTGGCTGGGTTACCTGGTTGGGCCAAGAAAAATAAAATGGACTTTGATGGCTCAATCGGTCCATTGGATAATTCTATAGCAGGTCGGGCATCATCAGTATTTTTTGATCCTGGTGAAGGAGAGGTAAGGCGTCGAATAAGTGGTGATGTTGAAGCATTAGCAGCAGCAATCAAGCCTTTAATTAGAAAGCCTGGCGAGGGAGCCTGGACGGACAAAGACCAAGAGCGCTTAGTAAGCGTCGTTGGTGACTTAACACTCTCCAGAAATACAGCCGAATATCAAAGAGCCCTATCGGGTGTACGAAAAAGAATAAATACTAATTTTGGCCTGAATATCCCTGTCCTTAGTTTTGTTGCTTCACCGTTTCCAAAAGAAGCGAGAGCCGCCGCTGAAAGAGCTATTGCCCAAGGTAAGGACCGCGCCCTGGTTATGAAAAAGTTACGTGAGAAATTTGGAAACGGGGCTCAGTAATGGAAAATTACGACGATCTATTTGCCGATATCCCCAGCCAGAATAGCACTAATGAATATGATGAGCTATTCGCTGATATTGAAGTGACGAAGCCTGTCAAGCGCAAAAAGGGTGTAAAGCAACAAAAAGCTTTAGATCCTTATGACTTTTTAAGAGAAGCGCAGGAAGACGCCCCCCAGCCTCCAATCGATAACAGCAACATAGCCGGGCGCTTTGTGGATGCGGCGGGCCGTGGGTTTAACAAGGGATTTGGAGATCAACCCATTGGTGATGGTAAAACAGGTCGTTACTTACCTGCCACTCCATTCACAAATGGTCTCAACATGATGATTGATAAGGGTCTTGATTTGGGAGTGACAGGCCTTCGTGCCTTGGGCGGGGTAGCACGGACAGGAACGCATGTGGCGGCTCAGGCAGGTCAAGAATTAGGATTGAGTCCCAGTAGCGCAAAAAGACTTGAGCGGGATTTGGCTGGTATGGTTGAAGTCGGGGCTATCATGTCAGGCGCCCCAAATACAGTTTTGTCAGGCGGACTAAAAAAAATAGGCGGCAGAGTTCCCGGGCAAGACCAGATCATGCAAACAAGCAAGGATATTGTTAAGTTACCTACAAAGGTTGTGCCTAGAGTTGTTCGCGAAATTGTTTCTGATGGGACAGGAGCAATCAAAGATTCTGTCAAACATAAATTCCAATCTGACGATACTGTCGCGGCTGATATATTAAATAAAACAATACAACGGTCCGGGAAGACACCAGACCAAATGTTGGAAGATCTTAGACAAGGGCAGCGGTCGGCTAAATTTGGATCAGCCCGCAGTGCATTACCTGAATCTATGGCAGAATTGGGTGGTGAGGCCACACAGTCACTTTTGGAAACGACAGTACTGTCACCAGGCCGTGCCCGGTCTATTGTTCGTGATCGCATCAACGATAGACAGAGAGGCACAAGGCAACCCTTTAGCACTGAGAAATTGCCTGACACAGTTGGAGATCAGCAGGCGCTTTATGGGCAGCGTGAGCGGCTTCTTGATAATCTAGCTCGATCTTTAGAGATAAAATCATCGGGGACGGCCTTAAAGACCGAAAGAGACATATTGATAGATCTGAAAAGGGAAGCCGGGCCTCTATATAAGAAAGCATTTAAGCAAGCTGATGATTTTGATTTGTCAGACATTATCCAGGGTGCAAAGACCGAGTTAGATGATATGTCAGGTGGAATAAGGAATTCTCTGAAGAAGGCAATTGGTTATTTTGAAAAGAGTTTACCACAAAACGCACACAACTTGCCATTGAACCAAAAGCTTAAACGTTTTGATAACGCAAAAAAAGCGCTTGATGATATGATC